TGAGGGTTTTGCTGCTGTAGCATTCCCGATCGTTCGTCGCGTCTTCGGTGGCCTTATCGCAAATGACCTCGTGTCGGTTCAACCTATGAGCCTTCCGTCGGGACTCATTTTCTTCATGGACTTCACCTATTCAAGTGATACTGGATTTGCTTCCAGACTTGGCGCAGAGGCTGGAGATTCAGTATATGGTGGTGGCGTTGTCGGTCAAGCATTGACCGGTGGTGTTGACCTCACTGGTGAGAATGGCGAGGATAGTTTTTATAACTTGAACAACGGCTACTCTTCACCAACTGGATCTACTGGCGGCATCACAGGCAGTCTGGGCCCGGTTCAGGCTGGTGGTGATTATATCATTCTTGTCGCTTCGGGTACCGTTGGAGCAGAAGCAGGCGGTGGTAACACGCCGCTTACGCAAGCTAATCAGGATACGCTCGACAAGCTTTGCCGCTTCGATGCTGATCTAAAAGACAAGCTTGCTGTGGTAATTGAGGTTACTGGTAGTAGCACTCATTTCTCTCAGTTAAACCTTAGAGATTTAGTTGCGATCGAGAGCACTTCAGGATCAGCAGGCATGAACTTAGTTCGTAGACTTACTGAAGTGGGATCGGGTTCTGTTGGTAATGACCCAACGTCTAGCAACTTGAGGCTTAAGCTTGTATTCGCCTCTACTGGTAGTAATACCTCTCCTGGTGCACTTGGACCTGTCCATGGTATCAACAATGCTGTCACTAACGCCCCACCACCTGCCATGGTTAATACAATCACCGGTACGGTTGGCGGACTGTTCTTGACATTCCCGGAGACTGATGACTTCGGTGGCACACCTACCGCAGGATCCAATCTTGCACTTGGTGCTGTCGTTGGCCAGGATACATGGGGACTAGAGAAAGAGGCTGGCATCCCTGAGATCGACATCAAGGTCGACTCGGTGAGTGTCACGGCGATCACTAAGAAGCTTAAGGCTAAGTGGACACCAGAGTTAGGCCAAGATCTCAATGCATACCACAACCTGGATGCAGAGGTCGAGCTTACTTCGGTTCTTTCTGAGCACATTGCTTTGGAAATCGATCGTGAGATCCTTGAGGACCTTGTAAAGGGTTCGACTGCTGGTACACTTTACTGGTCACGTCGTCCTGGTAAGTTTGTTAATCGCGAGACTGGCGCCGCAATCGGCTCTGGACTTGCAAATGAGAGCCTTCTCGGTGCAGACTTCACGGGTACGGTATCTGAGTGGTACGAGACGCTCATTGAGACAATCAATGATGTTTCTGCTAGAATCCACAGAAAGACTCTTCGTGGTGGCGCTAACTTCGTGGTGGTATCACCTGAAGTCGCTAACCTCATGGAGTTCACCTCTGGGTTCCGCGCTTCTGTTACTCACGATGAGGACAGAGGAACGGCAGGTGCTGTAAGAGTAGGTAGCATTAGCAAGAAGTTCGATGTCTATGTCGATCCTTACTTCCCACGTAACGTGGTTCTAGTAGGTCGAAAGGGATCTAGCTTCCTTGAGAGTGGCTACGTATATGCCCCGTATGTGCCTCTACAGGTCACGCCGACTATCTTTGGTACGGAAGATTTCGTACCACGTAAGGGTGTTATGACCCGTTACGCCAAGAAGATGGTACGTCCTGATATGTATGGTCTTGTCATTGTAGAAGATCTACTCGGGTAATTTTAGAGCTACTATAGCTTAGAAAAAGGTCCTCACGAAAGTGGGGGCCTTTTTTGTTTCTAAGACCGAAATGTATTAATGCGGACTATTTACTCATAGCGTAGGAGACAACATGCATGGCGATGCCCACTCTATCACCAAATCAAAACCCAAGTCCTGTAGTTTTAACCTCAACAGGGAGCACTGCGGAGTCTAGTAGTGACGAGTACACAAACTCTGCCGCCAACTCTTCTAACTACCCGTTTGGAGTCTATCTAGCAGACCAATATGGTATCCTAAACCAAGACTTTATCTCGGGAGCTTCAGATCAGGTAGCCTACACATATAAAAAGTTAGGCGGAGATGTATTAGACATCGAGATAACCGTTGGAAACGTTTACACTGCCTATGAAGAAGCGGTACTGGAGTACTCGTATATTGTTAACATCCATCAGGCGAAGAATGTCCTAGGGGATCTAATAGGCAATAGTACTGGGAGCTTCGACCAGGACGGTGAAATGAAAGCGGGAGAACTCTCTTCAAGCCTCAACGGCACCAGAGCCGAGTTAAAGATGCCAAGATTCACTTTTGAGTATTCTAAAAGGATTGCAGAGGGTTCCTCTGAGGCGGTCGCGATCGGAGGGTCTTTACCGGAATACTCGGCCTCTTTTACTACTGTTGAAGAACAACAGGACTACGATCTCCAAAGAATAATTCATTCCGCGTCGATAGATGGGAGTGCGGAAGGGTCGAAGTTTACGGGGTCTATTGGTAACAACAGAATCACGATTAAGAAAGTTTTCTATAAGACCCCACATGCAATGTGGAGGTTCTATGGTTATTACGGCGGTTTGAATGCTGTAGGCAATATGTCAACGTATGGGATGTATTCTGACGACTCTACATTCGAGGTGATTCCTGCTTGGCAGAATAAAGCGCAGGCGATGGCCTATGAAGATGCGATTTACACGAGAAATTCCCACTATTCCTATGAATTAAAAAATAATAAGATAAGGATCTTTCCCTCTCCTACTAGAATGTCACCATCAAAGTTCTGGGTTCACTTCACGGTGAAAACAGACGCCTGGGTGGAGGAATCGGATAAAGAAGGGGGTACGAATGGCGTCAATAACATGAATACATTGCCCTTCGCCAATATACCATACGCTAGTATTAATAGTATCGGTAAACAATGGATTAGAAGGTTTGCATTGTCATCAGCGAAAGAAATGCTGGCGCAAGTTAGAGGAAAATTCGGCAATACGATACCAATTCCGGGGGACAATGTTAACCTCAACGCTACGGAACTTCTTTCACAGGCGAAGGATGAACAACAATCCCTGAGAGAGGAATTAAAAACAGTTCTTGATGAATTAACGTATGCGAAACTTGCAGAGAAGGATGCGGCAATTCAAGCAAATGTCAATAACACAATGAAGGTGCTGCCAGCGGGCATATTCACAGGATAGGGGGGTTAGATGTCTAAATGGAAACAACCGGATAGCCCGCCCCCTCCCCTTTTTGCTGGGCAGAAGGAGAGGAATCTTGTAAAGCAGGTCAATGATGAGCTTGTCGAGAGAGTAATAGGGCAGCAGATAGTTTATTATCCAATAAGCCTTGAAAGAACAGACTTTCATCCCATTTATGGAGAGGCGATAAAGAAATCTTTTCTGCCACCCGTAAGGGTATACGCTCTGGTCGAGTACGGAGGGAGCCAGAGCAATGCGGATGTCTTCGGGGTTGATAAAACTGCTACTATTACGGTTAAATTCCATAAAAGAAGACTTCTTCAGGAACAAGATCTGTATGTAAGAGAGGGTGACTTTGTTTTATATGGCGAACAATACTATGAAATCACCATGATAACCTGGCAAAGACAGCTATTTGGTCAAATTGACCATAGATTTGAAATTATTGCTAGTTGCACTAGAGCAAGAGAGGGTCTATTCAATGTCTGATGAAAAGAACGAACACAAACAAAAGATGGACTATGGCTTCTCGGGGTTGGAGGATACTTCCAAGATTCAAGAGAAGATCCTAGAACCCTCAACTCTAGAAACAATCGATGAATCTATGTATGATTTTATCAATGAATTGGATATTTTCTCCACAACCAATGCTGGTTGGAAAAGAGTGCCTATTGTATGGACTTCTGCGGAAAGAGCCTTCCACATAAAAAACTCTCCGAGCCTACATGACCTTAACGGTAATATTATACTACCGGTTATTTCTATAGTACGAGGTAACATCACTAAAGATCCTGCAAACCGTGGCGGTATCTATGCAAATGCACTGCCACAAAATGAAGAAGGGGGCACAATAACGATAGCCAGGAGAATAAAGCAGGATAAGACATCTAACTTTGCTAATGCCGATGCTAAGAGAACATACGGACAAAAAACATTTAAAACAAAGAATAGTAAAGTTGTCTATGAAACAATTACAATGCCTCTCCCTGTCTATGTAGATGTGGAGTACACGGTCTATGTTAGAACCGAGTACCAACAACAAATGAATGAAATAGCCTCTCCATTTCTAAATACAGGGAGAGGATTGAATTACTTTAGCTTGGGCGCGAATGGCCATCGCTTCGAGGGGTTTATGGACCCCACTCATAGCTTCGAGACCAACGCTATTGATGCAACAGATCAAGAGAAAACATTTTTAACTACGATGAACTTTAGGGTGAGAGGCTACTTGGTCGGCAATGATAAGAACCAAGGCCCACCAAAACTTGTTAAAACACAAAATGCCGTAGAAGTTCGTCTACCTAAAGAACATGTGATCTTGGGAGACATTCCTGAAACATCGGATAAAGCCTTTTACAGGGCCCAGTCTCTGGAAACGAAATAGATTCTATTTTATTCTTTTCGTTGCTCAATTCACTATTTAATAGAGAATAACCATTTTTGTTTCACGGGAGAACATTGACATGTCAGTTAAGAAGTTTAAATTTGTTTCACCTGGAGTTTTCATCAACGAGATCGACAACTCCCAAAGACCTAACGAGCCAACAGGCCGAGGCCCGCTCCTCATCGGTAGAACCGAAAGAGGCCCAGCGATGGTACCGTACCAAGTAAACTCATTTGCAGAGTTTGTAACTGTGTTCGGCAACCCAATTGCCGGTAATACGAATACAGATGTCTGGAGAGATGGCAACTACGCTGCTCCGACATACGCTGCTTATGCAGCCCAAGCTTGGTTAACAAACAACTCTCCTGTAACAATGGTAAGACTGCTTGGCGCTGAGAATTCTAAAGGACTCGGTACTGGAGACGCGCTAGCCGGATGGACCACAGACAATGAGATTCCTGCGACTCCATCAATTGCTGGCGGGGGAGCTTACGGCTTGTGGATGATCACCAGTGGGTCGGGTGCCTCCGCCGGGGCGGATACAAACTCTTACGAGACTGAAATCGGGTCCTCCCGATGGCTTTTTGCTGCTGGTGCAACTGGAACCTTGGCTGCAATTATTTACACCAATCGAGGATGCCCACAGCTAAGTGGATCGACTCCTGGAAACTCAGGATCCGCCAGTCAACCGAACGTCACGGGTTCTGCTGTTTGGATAAAGTCGACTTCTGACAAGACCTTTAACCTTGTTATGATGGATGGCGCGACTAATGCGGCGGCAACTGCATCCTCAACGGTTACATTCAACTTTGATAGAACCTCTAACAAGTATATTAGAAAGGTATTAAATACTAATCCAATTCTAACCAATGCGGCAGTTTCGACAAATTCAACGCATTTTTGGCTTGGTGAAACTTTTGAAAGAGAAGTTTACGATAGATGCACAGGTAGTGTCCAA